ATACAATCGGCAATCTGAGTCGAGAAGTAGTCAACCGTGAATTCAAGTTCAAATGTCAAAAGTGTGAAACCGAAAACAAAATGCAAGTGGACTTTGACCCTGCAAATTTTTTCGCAGCCAACTAGCGCAGACCACTACTTACGACGAAGTTGTCGCGTTAGTTGAGCGATATAAACAAACACAAGAAGATATAAATGGCAACGTGTTAACACTGAGTGTACACGGTGGAGGCGATTACTTCTCTATTATGAACATGACTCCCAAGTTGAGAACACAACTAATGGAAAAGCTAATTGAAAAAGCCGAACAAGCGAATCCTGATGGGCCTCAACGTCAAAAACTGCTAGAGCCCGGCAAAATGTCTAAGCCACAAAAGGCACCAGAAGCAAGAGCACAGTCAAGATAATCAAGTCGTGATATGCGCAAGCGTAACAATACAATCAATCATATCACTAGTACGATTCGATGCTTACGCATCGATCGAGTTGTTTCATATTTCTCATTCGCTATCGCTCTTTTCGAACTATTCACAACCATTTCTAATTCTTTATCTATTCAAAGAAAAGTTCTTAATACAAATGAATTCAATTTAATTGTATGAATAAGATTATATTTTTCCAGAGTCAATACCCACACTTAGCTTGCTAAAGCATAAGCGTGAGCAAATGATCAGAGTTCTTTTTCCGTCATCAACCTGCCATTGACAGGCCACAATACAATGGAAAAACCTTATATAGTCAGGTTAGAGTGGTTGTGCGATACTCTTTTACATTCAGCTTCAACGCGGGAACACAATCTGTCATTGTATCTACAGGATTGCTACCTACAGGTTCCTATGTCTGGTGAGGAGAGCCTGTTCGTTTTTGATTTGTTAAATCATACTATAAACTTGCAGCTACCAGTTCCGTCGGCGCTAGCGTTAAGCTAACACATTCTCAAGGTAAGTCTTTCAACCAATCAGGCTGCTATGTAGGGTTCTGTAAAGGGTTCTGTGGGGGAGTTTTTGTTAGCCTATATTAGCCTGCTCGAATGCAGCTTTGTTTAAATCAAAAAAGCTGTCGAAACTTGTGATTCGCCAGGTTCTGTTCTCTTTGTCAGTATAATCGACAAAGCGAGCAGCCTTGAATGGCAGGTTCACATCAAAACCTACGAATTTGCCAACGCGAGTAATTTTCATGAACAATACGTTCACATCACCCGGGTCGGCTGCATCCATTATTTGTCCGAACCAATCTTCGAACAATGGTATTTCTACGTCTAGTAATAGACGATGAAACGGGAAACTACCGTAGTTTTTACACTCACAGTTCATATGTTTCCAGTTGTCTGGGGGAACAATGTCGCCCTTCATGTGTCGGATCTGCCCTTCACTCATGTACGTTTTACGGACAGCATTTTTGCCTCCAGTATACGCACCTGAATTGGGCACCCGCATAAAGGGCGCACTGTATAATTCTGTTAAATGGTTTGCGACATCACGTTCCCATGCGCCGCCTTTTGCCTTACTTTTTGAGGTCACTGTTGTTAATCATTTCTGCAAGAAGCGGGCTAGTTGTCTCACTAGCTTCTAGCTTCCTACGTCTCTGTCTGTCTGTAGTCCTGAACGACGCAGGCAACATTGAAATCTCTTTACACGGATTTCCTAGATTGTTTGTTTCGATGTCGAAATACCATCCGGTCCCGCTGTCTTGATTCATGTTCTCAACCTTTCGAGAATACTTGTAATTGTAATCATTATACAGCACAGTTGTTTACCTTGTCAACCAATAAAGGACTCGTCCTTTTATTTTTGGCCAATTCTTCACGTGGATCCGTAAAGACAGGAATTGGATCGCCGACCGCATTAGCAATAGCCTGTTGTAATGCTCTGTCTGACAGGACTTGACGTCTGGATTCAGTTATTTTTTCTTTTTTCATAGCTTGTTTACCATATCTGCTAAAAGGGTTGAGGTTTTATCATCGGCTCTCATATCATGGCGCGGCCTCGGCCGCTTTGGACCAGGCATAGTGCTAGATGTACCAGTTGGTTTGACAGTAGTAGATCTCGAATGCTTAGATAATTCTTTAAGCACTTGTAGATATTCATCTTGGGTAATTTTGCTGTCTGCCCAGCTAATTCCACTTGTGTAGCTGCTGATGTCGTGAATGCTTTTAATGTCTTTATTCAATGTCGAACTCCTGATTTACGCTAAAGCTAGTGAATCCATTTTCCTTTATAACGTAAAGGATATTGTTTACACGTCCAACTAGCTCTTCTCTGTGTGAGATTAAGAAAATGTTTTTGTTTCTATCTCTGTGCATCTTTTTGAGCACACCAAGTGCACTCTCAACGCCATTACTGTCCATGCCGCTGTCAATCAATTCATCAATTGCCATAAAGTCGATTGGTGTGTTCATACTCTCATGTACGTCTCTAAAACTCCAGCTCAAGCCAAGGATTAATCGATTGCGTTCACCTCTGCTCAAGTTATCAAAGTCAAGCTCACGTCCGAGCTCAGTAATTTCTACGCTCAAGTCACTTTGGAATACAACTTCATGCGGCAAGCCAAGCTTGGTTAGGTAGTAGTTAAGTCTTCCGTTTAGGTACTGTAAATTCTGTTCAATAATCCGCTTTCTGATAAAGCTGTCTTTGTTGGTTAGCAGTTTGAGCAAAAAGTCTTGGTGCTCGCGAAGTTGATGCATATCATTCATCTTGTCCCATGCAATCACTTGCACACCGTTCTCGTTAAGATTTTTGATTTGGTCTTCATACGGATCTTCTGCCTTTTTTAACCCATTCAGCGTTGCCTGCAAGCTTGTTAATTGGCTTTGGTGTTCATACGCTTCTTGCGCTGTGCGATATTTAGTTTCAGGACACCGTCCTAATTCACCGATCGAATCAATTTCGTCTTGAATTTCTTTCAGGCTAGATGTATCGGTTTCAATCAAATCGCTGCATTCTTTAACTGCGGCTGTTTTTGCTTCAACAATTGCAACATGTTGTTCATCGTGCAAGCCCTGGCCACAAGCGTAGCATTTGTGATCTAGTGTGGCCTTTAAGTCTAGTTCAGCCTTTTCTTTGCGCCGCGTTTCGCGTGTGATATTAGACTGCAACCCAGCAATAGCCTTTTGCATGTCTGCTAGCTCTTGTCGTTTGCGGTTGTAATCATCTAATGCAACATGTGCTTCAAGTTCAGTTTCAATGTCAAGCAGTTCAAGTTCACTAATTGATCTCTGCATGTCAGCAATGTCGTCTTTGTTACGCTTTTGCCAAACACTGTGTCTGCGTTCTAAATCCTTGATGGATTTCTGTATTTGTTCGTTTGCTTGCTCAACACCCTTAATCCTATATTCTTCTTCTCGGATACGATCTCGTGTTGTCTTTAGCAATTCCTTCAATACCACAGCCTTTTCACTTAGCATTGTAATACCAAGCAAGTGCTCAATAATATCGCGCTGGTCATTAGCCCGCAATGCTAGGAAAGGTTCGTTGTATGTGTTGAGTGCAACAAGATGTTTGAACATGAGGTGATTCAAGCCAACAAGCTTTTCAATTTCGTCTTGTGTATAACGTGACTCGCCTTGACCTTCGTCAGTGTCATCAAGTGTTTCAATATCGTTCACAAGAAATTTAAGAACGTTTGGCTTGCGCCCGCGTTCAATTCTGTAATTTGTACCGTTTACTTCCAAATCAACAGACACCAACATACCTCGATTGTTTGTCTTGTTGATCAAGTTGTCCTTGCGGATGTTGGTAATTGCGTTGCCGTACAGCGCATAACTTAGCGCATTGACTAGTGTTGTTTTACCAACACCGTTACGACTTCCATCACCGCCTAAGTCAAGATTGTTGCCAAGTACCAGCGTTAGTCCACTTTCTTGAAAGTTAACAGCCTGGGTAACATTGCCGACACTCATGAAGTTTTTGACAGTGATGTTTTTGATTTTAATCATCAAATAGTTCTTTCTGGGTTAGTCTTCAAATTCTAGTTCTACAACAAAAGATAGAACAGCAAACTTGTGTATTGGTTTATGCTGCCAACATGGAAAATACAGCATTAATTTGGATGTGCCAAGGCCTTGTAGGCTACTTTTCTTTCTTCTTTCAGCAAAAGCTTCAATCTGATAATATGGTAACATACCAGGATGTGTTTTGACCATAGCGTTGTTGTCGATCATAAATTCGATCATCTCACGCTGATTAACAACATACCACGACTTAACAGGCACAGCATCGGGCATCCTCATTACAAATCCTTGTAAATTTGTATCAGCAAGTCGCTGCTGATGACATCACTGTCTACTGCACCTAACTGATTGTAAACGATTTGATCTACACTTTCGACTACAAATTCGCCGTCTTGTGCAGGATCTATGCTTAGTTCATCCTTTTTCGTAGGCATCAAACTGAGCTCACGTGGTTCGAACTGTGCCATAAACGTTTCTTTAATAAAGTTAGCTTCTTCGTAGCTGATCGGAACGTCAAGCGTTGCACGGCAATATGTTTTGGAATTAAGATACTGTTCAGGGTTGTCAATCAAATCACTTAGGTTGATTGTGATGTAACGTGGCCCTTCGTAGTTTACGTAAACAGGCTTTCCATCCCAGCGCAAGAACATTGCACCGCGTTGATCGTCCCATGCATCTGCGTAGTTGTGTGGGAATGGTGATCCTAAGTAATGAATGTTGTCTCGTGCTTGGCGCTTGTGAAAGTGTCCACTAAACACATATTCAGGCTTTTCAAAGTGATCACTGCGCAGTGTGCCATGGTCGGGCATTGCTACAACCATGTTCATCATAAAGTGTGGAAGCTCAAAGTGACCAAACACATAACGTGCCTTGATCTTTTTCATTTGCTTCCACTCGTCTTCCACAAGCCAAGGCACAAGCGCGACTCCATCTCGTTCGATGATCTCGTCGCTTATGATATGAATGTTTTTAAATGTGCGAGCGTAAGGAAAGCTGTTAATTTCACGCTTTTCTCTGTAGTATAAATCGTGGTTGCCAACGATAACGTATATGTCATCAAACGCTGCACTCAACTTTTCAAAGTTGCTTACAGAGTAGTTGAGTGTTGATGCGTTAACAGACGAACGATGGTGGTGCCAGTCACCTAAAAAGATGCAAGTTTCACAACCTCTATCCTTTGCTTGCTCGATAAACCATTCCACAAAGTCTTCACAATCGATATTGTGTTGACGACTGTTGTTTTTGTTTCCAAAGTGGATGTCAGTGAAGCAAGCGGCATGTTTGAAAAAATCTTTAGTCAAAGTGTACCTCTTGTAATGATTATAACAGGTCGACTGGCATTTGTCAAATTACATTGTATCCTGCATCTTTAAGTTCCTGCTTCTGCTTTTCAGCTTCTTCATCTTCTTTTCGTGCTGCCTGTTGTGACGCTTCGTCGTCAAGCTGACGGTTAAAGCTTGGCATGTAGCCCTCATCTTGTAACAAGTCATCTCTAATGTTTTGACTGCGCTTTTCCAAGTTCAGCACTCGGGTAAAGCTGTTATTGATTGTGGCTGTATAATATGCAAATGGATTCTGCGATCGGTCTTCATTAAACTGCAATCCAACTTGTGACAGTTGAACTAGCGCGTTGCCACGCATTTCATCTACATAAGTGTATCCGCGCCAGTTGCCGCGCATACTGTAACGTTCAACAAGCTTCATCATCATTTTGGCAAGTTCATTTGTCATGCCGCCATGTGTGAGATTGAACGAACCGTTTTCAAAGCCGCCCATCCAATGTGATCTGACTACTTCTCGCCATTCACCATCAATCAATGCATAATGTTTGAACGGTGGAAAGTTACACTTGGTGTGTATGTCAGCAACTGATTTGGGTGTTTTCTTGCGGTTTGGTTCGGATGGAACATGCTCAAATGTCATTACACGAAAAACAATATCGGTGTCTTTAATAGTATCTGGCTCAACTTTGAACTCAGCTTGCTTGGGCTTCGCACCTTTGCCACCTAGTTCATCGTGCCACCTTAGGATACCTGCATCATACGCAGATGAGCTTAATCTTGCAGCTTGGTTAATTTTTGCAATTTCAATGTTTGCGTCTGTAATGTCATTCACACTGTCGACAATAATGTCGTATCCAATGTACTGATCATCCACCGCGTAACAGTAACTCATCTTGCTTTTGTGTATTTCTTTTAGAATGTCCTTGTTGTTGAGGTAGTTTACCTTCTTTTTTCTCATTTAGATTCCTTAGTTAGCTTTAAGTATACAGTATTAACCTATTGAAGTCAACCAGGTTTTTTCGGCCATAAATACATGTACACAACTATTTAGCAGGACATAAAAATGGTAACAAAAACAGATCTTAGAGCCCGACTAACACTAAAAACGGGTGGCAACCCACAGTTCGGCAGCGCAAATCGTTTTACGCCAACGTATTATGAACCCCTGCGCGGGCCCGGCAGTGCGTTGCAGCGTACAAATGGCATATTATTTCCGTACACACCAAACATATCAGTTGCCCACGCAGTTGAATATTCACCGTACGAGACAGTGCACAGCAACTACCAGCAACATGCATATTCAAAAACACGTAACCCGACTCTTCAAATCACTGCTAACTTTGTTAGTCAGACCCCAGACGAAGCAAAGTACACAGTTGGCATGATGCACTTTTTGCGGGTTGTGACAAAGATGAACTTTGGTCGTGATGATCCTGATGCAGGTACGCCGCCTCCAGTGTTAAATTTTTCAGCATACGGCGACTTTAACTTTAACAATGTACCGGTACTAGTAGGCAGCTTCAACTTTATATATGAAGACGGTGTTGACTATGTTGAAGTGGACGCAACTGGATCCAATCAACCAGTACAAATTCCAGTTATGATGACGGTGGCAATTGATTTGCTACCACAGTATTCACCGACCCGACAAAACAACTTTAACTTGCGAGATTTTGCATCTGGCAATGGTTATAGAGCAGGATTCATTTAATGGCTAAATATAAACGAAACAGTAACTTGAGAGCAACTCCGTCTAACAACAGAAACTTAGACTTGTATGTACCACCGCTCACTCCAGATTTCACACAAACAACAAAATTTGAAATTGATCAAAAGTATCACAAACGACCAGATCTGTTAGCATACAATTTGTATGGCGATGCAAAGTTTTGGTGGGTGTTTGCATTATACAATCGCAATCAGTTGCTTGACCCGATTAACGATTTTACATTAGGCACATTGATTTTTGTGCCGAATAGAAACTACATTGCAGGATTATAAATGAGCTATTTGCCTAATTCACTAAACGAATTCGAAACTTACACATATACAATGAGTTTGCATATGATTCGACCCGAAGACATTTCGTCTGTCGAACAAAATATTCTTCAAGGCAGATCAGTTTTGATTGCAGACAACGCACAAGAAACACGTTACAATATCACTGCGGTAGAACAAATACTGGTAACTGGTTACTATCCAATGCGCTCACAAATGAATAGCAGATTTGATATGACAATTACTGAGCCTAACGGTGCAACGCTGATGAATAGATTAGCAAATGCAGCGCGTGAACTAAGCATTAAGGTTGTACAGAACGCTAGATACATCTTGGTAATTAAGTTTATCGGGCGCACAAGAACCGGCGCATCTAAAGTATCAAGTCCAATCTTCTATTACCCAATGTTTATTGGACAGGTTAACTTTCAAATTGCAGGCGAAGGCACAACTTACCAGATCGCAGCACAAGAAGAATTTACAGGCGGCTATCTGTACTTGTCACAAGTTGTCAAGGACCAGCTCACAGTTGAAGCAGCAACGATGGGCGAGTTTGTTTCTGAACTCGAACGAAAGATTAACTTGTCGGGCAAAAGACTATTAGAAACTGATGCAACTAAATTATTTAATGACATATATGAATTTGAATGGACTGAAGGCACTGACGATTGGCGCAACTGGAGATTTTCACAGTTAGACGAAACATTGCGTGTAAATGGAATTAACGTTGTCGGCCTCGGTGCTGAAGCAAAGTTGCAAATTCCTATCAACAATGGTTCGAACATATCGGCTGTCATTGGAATGGCGCTGCAATTGACCGAAGAATACAAAAAGATACCTACAGATGGACTAGGACAGTTTATGAAAGAAGACGGGTCTTCTCAGCCTAGCACACGAAAACTAGACAGTTTTCCTGCGTTCTATAAAGTGTTTCCGGAAATAATTTACGAACAGTTTGATCCGATTCGTGGTGATTACCAAAAACGCATCAAATTCTACATCTCAAAATTTATTGTTTCTGATGAAGTTATTGATGGTGCAGTATACCAATCAAGTATTACAGACACAAGTGTACAAAGCAGACGAGTGCAAAAATTGTTGTCGTCGGGATTAATGCAAAAGAGATATGACTATTTGTATACTGGTTTGAACACAGAAGTCCTTCAGCTTGACTTGAAGTTTGACAGACTGTATTACCAAGTTACTCCAATTGGCGGCGGCATACTAGGCGATGCCAACCCTCAAACTTCTGTTGCCGGCGGCGATGCTATTTCAGTTATAGCAAGACTTCGAGATGCTAAGAAACAAGTTGCCGAATTATCAACAGAATTACAAGCAAAGCAACGAGCATTAAAAGCAAGACAGCGTTCAACTATTAGTGGACCCCAGGATGTAATTGACCAACGCCGTGACACTGACGCATTATTAACAGGTATCTCAATTCTAGACAGGCAGCTCGGTCCTGCGCGCCGACAATTAAATACGTCAGTATCGGGACTTTTAGAACTGTACGATTTAAATTCAGATGACATTGCTCACCAATTGCATTTTGCATCAGACGTTATAAACGATGCAGATGCAGCAGGTCCAGAATCTGATTTAAACGGCGGCGCGTTCCAATTTGGCGCAGTTCGTACTAATCTTGAAAATACAAGCGATTTGTTAACAATTGAAATGCAAATTCGTGGCGACCCGTACTGGCTTGGCATGCCACGTAACTATGTGCTTGAAAACACTGGTGGTGCATTTGACATAAATCAAGAGCTGGCAGATTTCCAACTTGGTGGACAGTGTTTCTTTCTCAAAGTTAACTTGCCTACAAGCGATGAAGATGCAGGCGGTAGACGCAAGCCGCAACCTGATTACCAATTAAGTGGTGTATATAGAGTTGCAGATGTAATTTCAACATACCAAAACGGACAGTTTACACAGTATCTCAAAGCCAACCTAGATACAGCAACAAACACACCTAGTGCATTTGCAGCGCTAGATGGTGACACAGGCGGAGGACAGTTCGAAAACGGAATTAGACGTGATCAGAATCTATTACGAGATCCTGCGTCTATTCAAGAAGATCCTAGAGGAGAACGTAGACCATGAGTCTTGATCGCAGTACAAATACATTTTCACGTCAAGTGAGATCAAACTATAACCAAAATACAATGGAAAAAGATCTTAAGATTCCTGCTGGAATCTATCGAGGTATTGTTGTTGACAATATTGATCCTATCGGCATGGGACGTGTTAAGGTTCACATCTCAAAGTTTTATGGAATAATTGAACCTGGATTAGACGCAGGTACAAACATTGATCCTGATTTGTACCTTGGTGCACAGTGGTGTCGTGTTCTTGTTCCGATGGGTGGAACCTCGCAGCCAGCAGCAGGCGGACAGGTAGCATATGGTATAAATGGATTTAGACCTAGTATTGACAATGAAGTATTAGTAAGCTTTGGTGGTGACAGTGCATCGGGAATTGTTATTGGATCACTGCCTGACGAACAGCGAGTTGGAAACACAAGTGCTGGACCTAGTGTAGCTGATACCACAGACGGCCCTGCGCTTGCACAAGAGCGCTCAAGAACAGCAACAAGCACAACTGAGCGGCCTGCGCCGCACCCACAGCAACAAGCGCTAGAAAATCAAGGACTTGGTCGCGACAGAATTCGTGGACTAAACTATTCTAGTTTGAACAGAGACCCAACGCCACGTGTTATGGGTATTACGAGCCCTGCAGGACATGCTATTGTTCTTGACGATGGAAGCTTAGAGGATCAATCCTTTCTCGGCATGCGTATGCGAAGCTCGGGAGGCAACCAAGTATTCCTTGACGACACAAACGGGTTGATCTATTTGATTAACAGAGATGGCACAAGCTGGGTTGAGATGAACCGCAACGGCGACATTGATATTTACAGTGCACAGTCAATCAACATTGCAACACCCGGCGATATGAACTTTGATGCAGGTGGATCTATTAATATGCAAGCAGGCAAGGATCTTAATCTCAAAGCATTAGGCGCAAGAGGCATCAAGATTGAGGCAGCTGGTGGCACAGTTGATATCTATGCTGCAACCAATCTTAACCTACAAGCTGATGCTAACGGTAACCTTCTTATTGCAGGAAACTATAGAGAATCAGCAGCACGAATCGACATGAATGGTCCGACAGCTCAAGCTGCTACTCGACCACAAGTGACACAGTTGGCAGGTAATACCAATGTAACTGAATCTATTGCCAACCGTGTTCCAGAAGCAGAACCTTGGGCAGGACACTTGGACGTTAGTGTGCTTGATAATAATTCAGCAAGCGGCGCAGCTAGCGGATCAGAAAGCCAATCATATTATCAAGGTACGCCTTCTAACCCTACAGGAGTTAGCGACCAAGGCGGAAACTTTGATATCAATAACTTCCCGGATGCACCAAACACATCTGGATCACTTATACAATGGGCAAGCGGCGTAGACAGAAGAGTCAATCCCAAGCTGTTGCAGTTAACTGAAGAAGTGGCGCGCCGCTTTGGCCGCCCATTAACCATTGTGAGTGGATATCGTTCTCCATCGCGTAACGCAAACGCAGGCGGTGCAAAACGTAGCCAACACATGCTTGGTAATGCTATTGACATTTCAGGAAGTGGATTGACTAACCAAGACAGATTAAACCTCACTGCAATTGCGAGCAGTGTTGGCATTAAAGGAATCGGTGTATACAGTGGCGGCAGCTTGCATTTTGACGTAAGAGACGGCGCTCGCGCAGGCTGGGGCAGTGATTACACACGGAGCAGTGTGCCAAGCTATGCAGTAAGTACACTAGATACACATAGAGCCGGAGGATTTGCGTAATGTTGAGATTTGTAGAATCTGGACGCAGACAACAATGGGATACGTTTACTAACCAAGACGAATACAAAACCCAATTTAATGTCAACGTCGGCATCTCAATCATTACTGAAAACATGCTTGATGTCATGCTTGGCTATAAACGTTGGCAGGGCTTTAGATACTTAGACACTGATGGTGCCTATCGTATTGGATACGGCATTGGCGACCCTGATGATCCGCAAGGGTATACTGAAACACAAGCATTTGCTGAATGGATTGGTGATGTACGAAACAAGCAAAAGATCGTGAGAAAGCAATTGCCAATCACAATGATGCCAAGCAGCGTATTTGATGCGTTGGTAAGTCTTTATGTTGATACTGGAAAATGGCGCACCGTTCGGGCTGAAGAAGGCATTTATGATTTGGCTAGTGCTGTTGAAGAATCAAATTGGTTGTTGGCTGCTGACATACTGACACGTGGTATTGACAATCCTGAATTGCGTCGTGCTGAAGCAAGAGCGTTGTATCTAGCCGACTATACAATCCGCGTTGATCGTAACCAACAAATCGTAAGGGGCTTACAATTTATGCGCAAGCAATATGTGAACGGGATTCCAAATGATTTTGAAAAGAAGCAAGCCGAGTTCGCATACTATCGCCAACTTGGCGCGTTCTTGCCCGGAATGAGTCAACTGCGTCAGCGTCGTATCATTGCGCAAGCACTAACTTAACTGTATTGTAATTTGAAGATCAGCTTTTCGTTTTCGTCAAGATGGTCATTTGCTTCAAGCCATTCGTTCATAGTTTCGAAATAACTGCCATACAGCCACCATTCTTCAGGTTTATTGCCGCCATAAATTGCAGGACCATCAATACGATGATAGATGCCTTTAAACTTAAACTGCGGCGGTATATTTCTCATACTCTCTGTCACTGCCCATCGTATTTGTCCATTACTGAGAGTGTGTTTATATGACTTAACTTGTTCATTCGACATGATCTAACACCCAAGCATCATGTATTACGTGTTTAACATACACATATACCAATCCATATTCTGTTTGTACAACAATCATGCCTGCCCTATCGCCATCGTTATTTCGCCAACCATCAAAGCAATTTGTGATATCAAATCCGTGTTCTCTAATCCAATCTGACATAGCCCAAACTGACGGATAAACCAGTTCAGGATCGACAATTGACTTGATTGTTGTGCGAGTCTCTTTAAAAATCTTGACAGTGTTTGGTTTATACATAGACATACTGTAAACGTCTCATCTCATTTTGTCAAGTCAAAAACCATGGTTTTCAATAACATAAATAGTAGTATGACAACATTCATCGGCTTCACAACAATCGACAGAAAAACAGGCACAAGAACGCTTGAGGATAAGGATTTGGCAATCCGTGACTTGCTAAACCATTTCTATACACGTCGCGGCGAGCGACTTGGCGAACCCGAGTTTGGATCAATTCTTCCGGAGTTGGTCTTTGAACCCTTCGACCAGCTACTAATTGACTTAGCTGATGAAGATGTCCGAACCATTATTAATTTTGATCCCCGTTGGAACTTAGTTGACTACAGAATTGAACCAGTTGAGAATGATCTCACAATTACTGTGCAGCTTACATACGTTCCGGACTTGACATCATCAGAACTATTCTTACGTTACCGTAATACAGAAGAGATTTAAAACATGGCACAAAGCACAAGACAAAGAAACTTGTTTGCAGCAGAAGACTTCCGCATTGTATATGACAGCTTCAAACAAGCTAACTTTCAAGCATACGACTACGATACAATCCGTGGCGTACTGGTTGACTACATACAAGAGAACTATCCAGAAAATTACAATGACTGGATCCAATCAAGTGAATTCGTTGCATTAATTGAAACGTTGGCATTCCTTGCTCACTCACTTGCATTTAGAGTTGACTTGGCAGCGCGTGAAAACTTTCTCAGCACTGCGGAACGTCGCGAAAGTGTATTGCGAATTGCAGACTTCTTGGGCTACACACCAACACGGCATTTGCCAGCGCGTGGCGAACTCAAAATAACTGCTATCAAAACAACACAAAATGTATTTGACATTAACGGTATTACTCTTAAAGGCCAAGACATTGACTTTGAAGACAGCTACCAGAATTTCTTGTTGGTAATGAATGAAGTTCTCAGCAGTTCAAACAAATTTGGACGTCCGGTTGACAGTGCTAAGATTGGAAACGTAAAGACTGATCAATACAAGACTAACATTGCAACCTCAGCTGATATTGTGTTTAACTTTACAGGTCAGATTAATGGCAGCAGACAGCCATTTGAAATTCACAGTACGCGAATTAACCAAACTACAAATGTGGTAGTCGAAGCAGAGCCGGATCCATTTAATGGATTTGATTTGCTGTATAAGAATGACAGCCAAGGTATTTCAAGTGGGAATACTGGATTCTTTGTAGGATTCAAACAAGGATCACTTTCGTTTACAGACATCAACGCAGACACAGCTATTTCTGATTTGCTAATTGACGTGCAGGCACAAGACGTAAACAACAACGACATATGGGTGCAAAACATTGATGACACAGGTGCGGTAATAGAAACTTGGACAAAAGTCGACAGTGGCTTTGGGGCTGGCACAGTGTTCAACAACATCTCAAATCAGTTGCGCAAACTGTACACAGTCAAAACAGTAGACAATGACAACATCAATGTTGTATTCGGCGACGGCGTGTTTAGTGAGATTCCTAGAGGCACAGTTCGTATTTGGTATCGTACTGGTTTAAACCAAACGTATGTACTTGATCCTGAAGACCTCGGTACAGTGACATTTACTTTTGATTACAACGCAGCAGACGGCAACGTATACAAAGCTACGTTTGAAGCTGAACTTCAATCACCTGTTAGCAATTCAAGTTCTAGAGAAAGCGTGTCAAGCATTAAACAAAATGCTGGACGGGTATTTGCAACACAAGACAGAATGATTACAGCAGAAGACTATTCTGTATATCCTCTAACTGTGAGCGAAAACGTAAAGAAGATTAAAGCTGTCAACCGCACATACTCAGGACACAGTCGTTTTATCAAAGCACAAGATCCAACAGCACAATATCAAAATGTTGATATGATTGCCCGCGATGGTTACTTGTATTCAGAGCCAGTATTGTTCCGCAACACGATTTCATTGCCAACAACACTTACTGAATCCCAAATTTTTGAAAAGTTTATCGACGCAGCAATTGACAATCCAGAAGTAATCAACTTGTTCTACAGCAAGTATTCAGCAGTTGATGTAAGCTTTGAATTTGAATCGGCTAGCTTTGAATGGCAGCAGATTTCCAAAGGATACAGAGGTGCAACAGGTTACTTTACAAAGAACTCAATTATTGAACGTGCCGGCGGCACGGCAACAACCAACCTACAGTATGCAACTCCAGGATCAATTATTGAATTTATCGAGACACCATACAACGAAGGAAGCTTGGGCGCAGACAATAGTTCATTACAAATTACAAATGGTGGAAGCGGTTATTCAACTGCGCCTCAGGTTGTTATTCGAGGCACAGGTATAAATGCAAGTGCGCAAGCAACTGTGAGCGGCGGAATTGTAACTGGAATCATTCTGGTTAACGGCGGCACTGGATATCAGAATCCAGTTGAGATTGAACTAGTAGGTGGTGGCGGCACTGGTGCAACAGCAATTGCGTCAGCTAGTACCGCAGTGACTACTTGGGCACGAGTAGTTGACGTTACATTTGACGGACTTGGTGTGTCTGATGAAAGCGGCAACGCAACAGGATTGACTAACCGTGGATTAGGTGCAATGGTGCTCAATAAAGTTATCCCAAACACTGCACGAGTTAAACGCATCTTCCCAGCATACAGCACACAATTCACAAGTGACGAACGTAGCGATATTATTGAACAGTTGGAATTTAGAAATACATTTGGCTTGCGCTTTGATGCAGAGAATTCATTATGGAAGATTATTGACGCTGGTGATTTGCCGGGAAGTGCAAATGACAATCCCAACAACTTTAGCCTTACAAGAGCTGGAGATAAAACTAGCAACAACCTAGATGCTAGCTGGATTATCAGAATTGATTACACAAGCGACAGATGGACAATTATTT